ATCGCAAATGTTAAAACCGGATCAATTATTTCAATTGCCGGTTGACAAAGCAAGAAAAAAAGAACGTGCAAAACCAAAATCAACGCGTGAACAAATGGAATTATTTCACGAAAAATATAAAGCAATGACAGTAAAAAAGACGTTAAATTAAAAGCGTCTTTTTTTTTGTATTTTTGTTTAAAATATTCTCTTTATGGCCGAGTCAAATCTTAAGTTAAATATTACCGGCGATTCGTCGAAATTAAAAAGCGCTTTAAATTCAGCAAGTTCGCAAATGTCTTCATTTGGTTCCAAAATGCAAAGTGTTGGCAAATCGATGACGGCAAAATTGACATTGCCATTAGTGGCGGTTGGTGCTGCGGCTACAAAAATGGCGTTTGATTTTGATAAATCAATGGGACAAATTGAATCATTGGTTGGAATTGCCGGCGATGAGGTTAAAAAAATGGGTGAAGCGGCTAAAAAGATGGCCGTTGATACCGGTAGAAGCGCAAACGAAGCCGCTGAAGCGTTGTTTTATATTACTTCGGCCGGATTGAAAGGTTCGGACGCAACGGACACGTTAAACGCCTCTTTAAAGGCGGCGGCGGTTGGTTTAGGTGAAACAAAAGTCATTGCGGATTTGGCAACGTCTGCGATGAACGCATACGGAGTACAAAATTTAAACGCGTCCGCATCTACTGACATAATGGTTGCGGCCGTTCGTGAGGGTAAATTAGAAGCGTCGGCGTTAGCCGGTGCAATGGGTTCAGTCATTCCGATCGCTTCAAATATGGGCGTTGGATTTGACGAAGTCGGCGCGGCAATGGCTGCAATGTCAAGAACCGGAACGGACGCCGCGTCAGGTGCTACACAATTGACCGCAATTTTAGCTTCAATTAAAAAACCAACAGAGGGCGCCGTTCAAGCAATGGCGAAAATGGGTTTAAGCACTGAAGACGTTCAAAAATCATTGAGTGAAGACGGACTTTTGGCAACTCTCGAAATGCTTCAAAGCGGTTTAAAACAAACCGGTCAAGATACAACCGCAATATTTCCAAATATTAGAGCGTTAAAAGGGGTTTTAGATTTGACGGGCGCCGGTATTGAAGACAATCGAAAAATATTTGACGCATTATCCAATACAATGGGCGCAACAGACGAAGCGTTTAAAAAGACATCACAAACCGCGTCTTTTCAAATGACGCAAGGATTGAACGCAATGAAATCGTCGTTGTTGTCAGTCGGTCAAGTTATATTGACGGCGGTTGCGCCGGCGGTTCAAAAAATAGGCGCTTTTTTCACAAGTTTGTCCGAAAAATTTAAGGCATTAAGTCCAACAACGCAAAAAATAATTGTGGCTTTTGCCGGAATTGTTGCGGCATTAGGTCCGGTCATTGCTATAATTGGAACACTTTTAACAATGGCGCCGGCAATTGGTGCGGCTTTTACTTTAATGATGGGACCGGTTGGTTTAATTATCGCCGGATTAACCGCGATCGCCGTTGTAATATATAAAAATTGGGCCGGTATAAAAGCCGCGTTAATTAAAATCGGTAATTATTTTATTGAATTATACAATAATTCTTTACCAATAAAATTGGCGGTTAATGCTATTATAATGCAATTTAAAAACTTTTTAGCGGTTGGAAAATTTGTTTTCAAATCAATTATTTCAGTTTTTAAGGCGTTCGGTAATGCTGCATTGGGTTATTTGGGCGGCGTTGGTGACCTTATTATGGGTATTTTTACTTTTGATATGGCGAAAATCAAACAAGGGTTTTCGGGTATTGGTGACGCAATGAAAGGCGGTTTCACCGATGCAATTGACGGCATAAAAGAAAACGCGGCCGAATTAGGTACGTCGGTAGTTGATAATTTTAACGACGCGTTAAATGCCGGAAAAATAGATAAAATAAAAGTTGACGCCGAAGTTGTTTCAAGCGGTGAAGCGGGTTCAGTTGCGGCGCCTTCAGTTGATACACCAACAACAACGACCGGTTCAAGTTTTGTTGTAACGCCGGTTTTAGATCCTGAAGCGACCGACAAATTAAAGGCATTAAATCAGGAAATTAATAGCGCATTAGTAACAAATGACGCGCAAGCATACGAGCAAAGAAAAGCAAAGGCGTCCGCATATTATGACGATTTAATTAGCAAGGTTGCTGAAGGTTCGGAAAAGGAAAAGGCATTAAAACAAGCTAAATCCGACGCATTGGCGCAAATGGAAACGGACGAACAATCCAGGATTTTAGAATTAAAACAACAATTTGCAGATGCAACCGGCGCAAGTGAAGACGAGCAAAAGGCGTTAGAATTAGAACGCGTAAAGGCAAAATATGCTGAATTACGCCAATTAGCAATTGACAATGATTTAATGACGGCCGAGCAACAAGCGGCGTTTGATGCCGCTCAAGCTGAAGCGGAGGCCGCCGTTTATGAGGAAAAAAAGGTTCGTTTCATGGGTTTCATGATGTCACAATCAGAAGCCGCCGAACAAATGAAATCGATAGGTAGTGCGATTGACAGTTCATTCGGTGCAATTGGTAATTCTATTTCAAAAATGTTTGGCGGTGCGGAATCCGCAACCGGCGCGTTTGTTGGTACATTAGCAAAGGACGCATTGACGATAATGGGCCACAATTTAAAAGTTGCAATGTCTGAAGGCGTTGCGGGTGCGACAATGTCCGCCAAAAGTTTTGGACCGGCGGCGGCGTTTGTTTTACCGGCTTTAATAGCGGGCGCAACGGCATTAATCAGCGGTCAATTTTCAAAATTTGCCGACGGTGGAATTGTTAGCGGTCCAACAATGGGACTTGTAGGGGAATATCCAGGCGCGCGGTCAAATCCGGAAGTTATAGCGCCATTAAATAAATTGCAAGGAATGATCGGTTCAAGCGGCGGCGGTGGCGGAAATTTAAACGTTTCAGGAACGGTTCGCGTTGACGGTCAAGATTTATTAATTGCAATTGAACGCGCTAATGAAACGGCCGGCAGAATATACTAAAAAATAATTATGGCATACGGCGTAAAATACCAATTAATTTTTTCCGACGTTTTAGGATACGGAAAAAAAGTTGAAATATTAAAAAAAGATTATACCGGCGAAATATTACCAATAATTGCCGGCGCGAATCCGGTTCAAATTTCCTGGCAATCGGCGGACGATTTTTACAAGCCAATAATTGGTTCTAAATGTACGTTGTCTTTATTGGTAACGGATTCCGTTTCCTATGATGATTTTTATAAATTTGACGAACGCGAATTTAAAGTTGTTGTAAGTTATGCGAAAAGTCAAGGCGAAATATATTCGGACCGCGTTATTGCCGACGGCGGAACGGTTGAATCTTATGAATGCGTTGACAATGTTTTAAGACCATTTGAAACAATTTCAACATACTATCAAAACCGCATTGTTGAAGACGGCGGAACGGTTGAATCTTTGTCATGCGTAACAAACACCATAACCGACGACAATTTTTATCGTTGGGGTGCGTATTGGTCCGGCTTTTTAGTTGTTGACCGCTACAAAGAAAAAATGACAACGCCGCCGTTTGGCGTTACAATTAATGCGTTTGACGGTTTAGGAACATTAGCAAAATTTAACGGGCCGTCGGGTTATAATAATAACAATGTGCCTTTAAATTTAAACGCATTAACAAGACTAAAAGATATTTTGCTAAATTTAAATTTAGATTTAGATATTTATATTTCAAGCGATATTCGTTCGCCTTATTTTGGCGGAAATGAAAATTTTGAAACTGATATCAGTTTATTAAGTAGAGGTGAAGAACAAACCAATGATTTTAGTGTTTTAAATGCAAAAGATCAATTATTATATATTTTAGAGTCATTAAATTTACGAATTTTTCAATCGTATAATCGTTGGTACATTATAGAATCGTCAAATATTTTTGATTATTATATTAAAGATCAATTATATAATGAATCAGCATCAACGGGAGTCGTTCCAATAGGAATTCGCGATCGTATATCGTCACAATTAAATAGTACTAAAAAAGAATTTATTGATTTTAGAATATACGACAAAAACGGCGCAAATTTAGGAAATAAAAGGTTGCCGGTTTTATATGACAATAACAACGACTTAAAATCAATAGAAAATAATTTATCGCGCGAATATATTCAACCGTTATCTTTTGTTAAATTTGATAATTTATACACTACAAGCGGTTCAATAAACTCTGGATCTGGTTTTGAATATGGTTCATATGGTTTTAGCATTTACGACATACCATATCCGCCATTTGGCGATTTAGCGGAAATAGCAATAAATGAAATATCTTATCGCGGTGAACGTTCAATGAAGTTAACAGATTCCGCAAGTTCAAGCGTTGGTACTGAAAAATGTTTTTCAACAAATGAAACTTTTAATCCTCAAAATGTAGATATAAAAAACTACACAATTGGTTTTAAATACTTTATTGAACAAATATCAAGTGTTTCAAGCAGTGTGAACGCAAATGTTCGTTTTAGAATTTTAACAACAGACACCGGCGGCGTAAAATATTGGAATAGTCAAGATGAAACGTTTCAAAGTTCGGTTTATATGAATGAAATAAGCGCTACAACCCCAAATCAATTTTTGTCATATTCCACGAATTTAAAATCCGACGGTTTAAGTTTTGGCGTTATAACAAATTTAACATTAACAATTGAATGGTACAATACAATTTGCACATCAAATGGCTATGTAAGAACATATTTTGACAATATAGATATTTTAGAAAAAACATCGACGGCATTATCAATATCACAAGATTATAATTATAGATTAGAAGGTTTTGACAAAAATACGGCAAAAAGGACATATAAAACAAACAACAATTTGCAACCGGTTTATTATAGAAGCCGCGAAAATTTTGGATCCGTTGGCAGTTCTAATAATTTATGGCGAAATTTAATTGAATTACAAGCCCAAAATATTGCAAACGATTTCAGGGCGTTTGTTCCACGTTATGAAGGTACTTTTAGGAATATAAAGGTGCAACCGTTATCTTTACACAATAAGGTTTGGTTTTATTGGACCGGTTACGAAACCGACTCACAATCAACAGTTATTGACGGCCTACAATATAGCGTTAAAGGTGCGCAATTT